AAGGAAGCCGAGGGCGGCAAGAGCGAATACGCAGCCCAGCGGAAAGGGAAACTGTACCCGCGATGAGCAAACTCTACGCAGCAGACCGCAAGAAGATGCCGAAGAGTTCCTTTGCTGGCCCTGGGCGGTCATTCCCGGTCAACGACGCCACACACGCTCGTCTAGCAATCAGCGGCGCTACCCGCAGCGAACACGCGGGCAACATCAGCGAATCGGAAGCCGAGCGCATCAAGTCCAAGGCGCGGGGAAAGTTGTATCAGCGATGAATGAGCCTGAATTTGTAAAGAAGATTGCCGAAGTGATGCCGGAAAATGGGTACATGTTAATTCCGTTTCCATCACATACGAATGGGTGGCAGTGTGCTGTGGTTTTGGGGTTCAAAGACATTCAATCTCCTGAGTCGGTTGATTTTTTCAAACTACTGCAAAGTAGGGAGAAGGTGAAATGAACCACAACGGCGCATACTGTGTTCGCCATATGTGGAACCCGCTCACGCAAGGTCCGTGCTGCCAGTGCATGACGGGACAGCAAAAGCTCGATTACGTATGGAAGCAGATGCGCGAGGCGCGGTTGTCTCCAAAGGATTGCGTGATTCAATGCCCATACTGCCTAAGCATGATTACCGACGGGAAACCGTGCTGTGACGTGATTGCAAGGTCAATGGCGGCAATTCTAGCGCGTGAGGATGTGGTGAACTTGGCAATGGAGGCCGCACAGCGGAATTGAATATGGCGTTTTTCATCGAAACAAGCCCTGATGGGAAGTTAAAAGTCTCCTCTGCGGATGAGGAACAGATTCGCATCGAGCGCGACTTGTATAAGAGAAAGTTGAGGCAAATTGCGCGAATCCATAACGGCTGTAAGGGTAAATTGATTTGTGGAGGTCATCCGAGACCGAGAGTTAATGATTCCGATTGCGGAAATCTTGGTATCGGATCGGGTCCAAATTTTACCACAATCCGCGAACAGTTGCTTGATGATATTGCAGAAGAATTTTCAATCACGGTGAGCCAGATTGGCAACTAACGCCATACTTCCGGATGGACTTGAAGCGGACGAAACCGGCCTAGACTCCGTGCCGCAGTCCGATGATCCGCCAACCTACGGCGAGAATAACCGGGATATGCCTCAAGACTTGACTGAAAAGTTAGAGGCCCTCGTAAAGAAACTCCAAGATCAGGAAATGTACGACCGGCGCATCGAAGTGCTGCTCGACCGCATCATGCGTTTCTATTACGACGGAATCCAGCACGTCTACCCCAACTGGTCAACAGGTGTTTATCAAGTTGGTACGGCTGGCGGATATGTTGACATTGGCAATGGTCAGAACGTGCAATGCCCAATGTTCATGGGCGCTTACAACATTTTCCGAGCGCGTTGGCGTTCGCTCGATGCAGTGCTGACGCAGAATCCTCCTGGCATTGGGTTCGCGGCGGATAAGCAGGATTCTGAGTCTATAGAGGCGTCTGAGACCGCAGAAGGGTTCTGGGAAATATTCGATAATTCGGAAAAAGGCGGCGCGGTGAAGAGGATTCAAAAGCGCGTCTCTTACATGATGGGAATGTCGGGCCGGACAATCGCATGGACACACACGCTGAAATCCAAGGCGCGTTTTGGCTTGAATGATGAGGATGAGCCGCGCTCAATGGAGACGGCAGACATTTACGGCACAATGGAGTCCAAGGTTCCCATCGTCTGCAAGTGCTGGTCCGACGCGCCGTACTGCTTCCTGTTTGACGATAAGAATGTTCTTACACTCAAAGCACAGAATGAGTGGATTCGCTCGAAGATCACCGCCGGGGAGTCGTCTATTGGCGAATCGGACTGGAATCGCTTTGCGCGAATCGGAGTCAAGCAAGCGAAAAAGGGATTCTTCCTTACAGGTCTGGCGCTGAATTACCTTACCACTGAGTTGAATGGTTTCCTTCGCCCCGAAGTGTTCCAAGACAAGATGTTCGACTCTGCTTATCCGGGCGCTGATGAAAAAGACGTGCGCGATGATGGCAAGGAGTTTACTTACCGCGACAAGTTCCTGCAACTGTTCCCCGATGGTTGCCACGTCAAGTATGTAGGCAAGTCATACTCAGAGAGCTGGAATGAGTGTCCTGACGATGCGATTGATATTGTGTTCCCGATGGAGCGCGATGGCATGACCGGCGGGGCGCTGATGGAGCCGATGAAGGTTGTCCAAGATGCCTACAACGACTACATGAACGCCAAGAGGGAGAATTACGAAACTGGCTGGAGTGTAACGTATTTCCGGGGCAGCGACGAAGATTATCAGGCTATCTCAAATCAGCGGTCACGGCCAAATGACTACATTCTTTTGAAAGAGGGGCCGCCAGACCAGGAGATCGGGAAGCAGATAGTTTACCGCGAACCTCCCGCAGCGCCTCCAGAGGGATTCGATGAGGCGATTGAAGAGCTTCGTGGGCCAGTGTCGCAGGATATTTCAGGATCGATGCCTGTCCTTCAAGGGGAATCTAAGTCTGGCGACCCAGCAGCAAAGACAGCAATGGAGCGTTCTCAGGCAATGGGGATGCTCGGCCCATCGTGGGGATATTTGCAGATTCTATTCGCCGGGATTGCAGAGAAGGCGGCGCGGCTGGCATCTAAGAATCCCGACCATGGAACGGAGATAGCCGTCGTTGGTAAGGATGGGGCGAAGATCACCGTAAAGATGGAACGGTTGAAAAAGGGCAAGTTCCATTCCCATGTTTCCGATTCATCTTTCCCAGAAACCACGGCGGCGAAACGCGCCAACCTCACCGATCTCGTTAAAATGGCCGCTGCTTCTCCGGTTGGGCAAGCTCTTTTCGAGTCACCGGACAACTGGGAGGAGTTCATCGAACTCAATGGCAATCAGGATTTGGTGTTCATCCCGGCAATCGCATACAAGAAGCAGGCGAGAGAGCTTGAACTACTTTTGCAGGAACCGCCAAACATTCCAGCTCCAGAGGAAATTGCTCAATATGCGGTTCAACACGCGGAGCAGGCGTTACAGGCCGAGCAGCAGGGTTTACCAGCCCCGCCGTATACTCCTCCACAGCCGCAGCCGTCAATAATGCCAGAGCAAGATGATTATCACAAGTGGGAGTCAGCAAAGTGCCAAGAATACCTATCGAGCGAGGATTGCTGGTTGAGGATGAATGTAGCTCAGCCGGAAGATGGGGAAGCACCCGAAGAAGCCTTGAAACGTGCCGCACTCGGTATCCAAAACGTGAGGATGCACAAAGCGGTCCACGATCAGATGATGGCGGCTCAGGCACAGGCAGCGGCCCAGGCTCAACAGCAGATGAAGCCGCCTAGTGAGTCGATAAACTTCAAAGATGAGCCGCCGCAGGATAAGGTTCAAATGAATGCACAGGCGGGAATCAAGGAAGCAGCACCAGAGGCGCAGAGTTCCGTACAAAAGAACGCGGCAGCACCGGGAACGCGGGGAACGGCAACAGTCTAAAAGGAGAGAGAAAATGGCAGATGAAGCGGTACTTGACGTAGGCGCGGAACTCGAATCTGAGGGCGCGGAAGAAGTTGAACAGGGAGCCGAAGCGGAAGTTGAAGGTGCGGAACAGGCGCAGTCGGTTGACGGTGAACCAGCGTCGGCGGCGAGTACGTGGAAGCAACTCAAGGACAAGCTGAAAGATTCTCCAGATTTGCACCGCGAGGTTAAAAAGGCGCTGCATCATTGGGAGGAATCCAGAAAACTGCTTCCTGACGGCGTTGCAAAAACCGTCGAGCGGCTAAAGTTGATGGAGCAGCTTGACGACAATACCGACGATGCCGAGTATGTGCCGGGATCAACGCCGATTGAGCAGGTAATCTCGAATACTCTTGCCGAGCGGTCATTCTGGCGCGATTATGACAACGCGTTCCAGACTGGTGATCCCAAACTCATCAATCAAATGGTCGAAGCCAATCCAGAGAGCTTCCAAAAGCTGATTCCTGCGGCGATGGACCGCTTTGCTGACGTGAATCCAGAGGGATTCTCGGCTTACATCTGCAAATCCGTGTCCGGGTATCTCGGTAACGCAGGGATTCCACTTCAACTAGCTCTCTTGGACCGTGTTTTGCCGCAAACCTCCGATGACCCTAACTTGCAGACGGTAATTGAGGCATTTAAGGCAATCAAGGGCGTTGTGGAGCAGATCAATACGACCGCTAGGAACCCAATAGCGCCAAAAGCCATTCAAGGCCAGCAACCGGGCACGAAAACCGGAACAGAGGGCAATAATCTTGAGCAGCGGGAGATGAACGTCCTGCATGACGAGTGGTTGCGCGAGATTCGCCCCCGTTCGGAGTCTTTTACTGTGAACGAGATCAAAAAGATTGCCCCAAGTGTGAAATTCACACCGGCAGAGGCGAACTCTATCCGCAACGCTGTGCGAACCGAGATAAATGCGCGTGTGACCGCGAACACAGCCTATCAGGGAAAGATTAAGAGCTTACTCAAGGCCAAAAACAAGACTTCGTACAGCA